CGTGCACTTCCGGCTCCGAATCCAGTTACTGGTAAATATTCGGCGATTCCTATGAACACCTACGGTGTAATCATACGCAAAGGCATGAACTTCGCCGCGAATCAGGCGCCTGTTGTCAGCATTGCACGTCTCTCATGGGACGTTCCTGCTGGTGCAGACGCTTATTCTCCGGCTGAAATTCGTGCTATGGCGTCATTACTCTGTGGAATTCTGTCTCAACAGTCTTCCGGCGTAGGTGATACCCTGACAAGCGGTATCATGTAATGAGAGCCTTTTTAATCGCCTATTCATTGACGATCATCTTGGCCATGGTGTTTATTTTGCTTTCATTGAAAGCTTAATCTTCACTTTCATTTCATCGTTCATAAATTGGAGTCGTTATGAGCATTCGCTCTGATGTTCTTTACAAATGCCTTCTAGATGATTTAACATCTTCCGGATGCGAGAGAATTTCTCATATTTCTGAAGATGTGCGCGTTAAGGATGCGGCCGCTTTTAGTATTCGTAACTCGCTGCTGAAGAAATTCGGCAGTATCGTTAATGATACTACTAATGGCCGCGCCCTTGACATATTCACTAAGGTTAATACCTCTTGTGAGAACTGGCGTCCCGCTGAGTGTAATGATCTGATGTTTACCATTATTGGTGAGGTTAAGTCTAACCTTTACCAATTTTGGAATCCAGAGGGTTTTCCACTTTGTTCGGATGTTTCCGACGCTTTGCATTTTGCTCGCGTTGGGCCAGGCGCTTCTATTGGTTCAAGTGGTAATGACTTCTATACGAAGTTATTTTCCTCTCGAATCACTAGCACTAGTCGTCTACTTGTTGAAACATACAAGCGCTATATCTCTCAATTCCCAGATTGGGCCAATGCTGAGTTAATCAGATCAGCTGCATATGGGGACATTGATATAGTTGAAGGAAATCGATTGTCATTCGTTCCGAAAAACTGCGACGTTAGTAGGATTATCTGTATTGAGCCTAGTTTGAATATGTATTATCAGCTAGGTTTCGCGAACATCCTAAACTCCCGAGCTAAACAGCTCTGGGGCTACGATGAATCGCTTCAACCAGATAAAAACCGCTACCTGACGAAAGTTGCCAGTATTTACGATAACTTTTCTACGATCATTTATCTAGCGCGTCGGACTCAATGAGTCTATCGATGCTTCGATACATCCTACCGAAAGATATGTTTCGCATCTTGGAGATCTTACGATCCCCTTCTACTAGC